CTATTGAACGCGATTATGCATATCAATATAAACTTTCACTTCTTGCACCTAAACATGCAACAGTTACAGCGAGCATTATATAATGGGAAGAATATCAAGCCTTTCAATTCTGGATTCTGGCAATTACTATACGTTTAATCCTACAGTATTGGTTGGTTTACCTACAGCTGAATCTGGTGGTGCTGCAGCAACACTTTTAATGGATTCAATTACTGGATCAATAACTTCAATTAATCTTACTGATAGTGGTAATTACTATATTGCTCCGGTTAATGCAACTATTACATATGATAGTTCTGATAGCGCAGGTGGTATTAAAACTACTGCAACAGTTATCACACCGTGTTTGGTAGATTCACATGGCCAAATTACATCTGTGACAATACCTACAATTACTTCATATGGTAACGAAGTAATTACATTTGATTCTGCCATTGGTACTGTTTATGATTTTAGAGCCACTGCAACTGCAACAATTGATTCTGCTATTGGTTCGGTAAATTCTGTTACTCTTGTATACGGCGGTGGCGGATATGATTCTGCTCCATCTATATCATTTAGTGGTGGTAGAAATATTAATTTTGATAGTTCATATATTATAGGAGATAATATTACACAAACATTATCTTCTGGTGTAGAAATACGAGGAGAAGTACAAAGATATCAATTGGATTCTGCAAGAGATTCTAGCAGATATTTGTATTTAGCTCACGTTGGTGCCGATGATGGTGAATTTAGATCGTTCGTAGAAGATATATCTATCAATAAAACATACCCTGCTAATACTTATGGCTTATTAGTGACTGCAGTTAATGAAATAAATACCATTTCTGAAACTGAACAAAATGAAGAATTTACAGCAAATTATGTAGATGACTTCCTAGATTTTAGTGAAGATAATCCATTTGGTGATCCGGAGAATCAATAATGTTTGGTAATTATTTTTATCACGAACGAATTAGAAAATCGGTAGCCATTTTTGGTCGTTTATTTAATAACATATATGTTGTCCGTAAAGATGCATCTGGTGGTGTATTAAATCAATTGAAAGTACCATTAGCATATGCACCTCGTATGAAATATTTGGAAAGAATAAGAGAAAATCCAAATCTTGAAGATGATACAAGAGTTGCAATTAAACTACCCCGGATGTCATTTGAAATTACAGATATTAATTATGATCTTACCAGACAATTAACAAAGGTTAGCAATTTTAATACGAAAGGCGTTTCTTCGGATAAAAGACAAAAATTTTATTCACCAGTACCATATAATATTGGGTTCCAATTAAACATATATGCAAAAAGTCAAGATGATGCTTTGCAAATGGTAGAACAAATTTTACCCACTTTTAATCCTCAATATACAGTATCAATATATCCTTTTAAAGACATATATCCAAATTTTGTAGAAGATGTTCCTATTGCAATTACTGGTGTTACATTTAGTGATGATTTTGAAGGACCATTGGAAACAAGAAGAACTATAATATATACATTAAATTTCGAAATGAAAGTTCAGTTTTATGGTGATATTGAAAATAAAGATATCATTCGTAGATCTGATGCTTATCTATATAATATGAATGCTGGATTAAATGATTCTGATATTTATTTAGAACGGATTAGTGTTACACCCGATCCTATTAGCGTAATTGGATTACCAGATAGTGATTTTGGTTTCAATGAAGAAATAGTTTTAGCAAGTGATAGCTCATCATAGGAGAATTAAATGACAATTACACTTAGAACAAACAAGGGAAGTGAGCTTACCTATGCAGAGCTAGATGGTAATTTCACTGATTTAGATACTAGAGTTTTGGCCATTGAGGCTGACTCTGTTGATTCAAGACTTATTTCATTAGAAGGTGGAAATTTTCACAGTAGAATTACAGCACTTGAATTAGATTCTGCAGATGGAAGACTTCTTGTATTAGAAGGTCAAACATTAGATACTAGAATTTCAACTCTAGAAGGTCAAACATTAGACACTAGAGTTTCTAATATAGAAGCCCAACAATTAAACGATAGCGCAGAGGTTATTAATACAATTGCGGGACTTTCTGTTGGTGCGATTGGAACATATGGATTATTTTATGATAATAGCTCTGGTGGATCCCCAGGAGGTACTGTTCCTGGCTCATCACTTATATGGTCAAATTCCGGAGGTAATTTCAAATCAGGAAATCCAAGCGGAACTTGGATGAGAATGGGTTATGTTGATAGTGGTGATCCAGAAGATTTGGTTACATTATTTTTAAGGATAAGTTAATATAATGAGTGAAAATGAGAATAAAAATATTCAATCTGATTATGACTATTCTCGACAAACATACTATGATCTCATAGAAAAAGGTCGTGAATCTTTAGAAGATATGATAGAGGTTGCTAGACAATCAGAGCATCCTAGAGCATATGAAGTTTTATCTGGTATGATAAAAAATATATCAGATGTGAATGATAAATTAATGGATTTAAATAAAAAACAAAAAGACATTAATAAAAAGGATGATGAGCCAAAACAAATAGGTAACACAACCAATAATGTTTTCCTTGGATCAACATCTGATTTGCAAAGATTATTACAACAGGATGAAAATATTATAAATGTTACACCAGACGGAGAGCTATCTCGGGAATCCTAATGTAAAACGTGATGGTGTTTTACAAGCATGGGATGAGAATTTAGTTCAAGAATATGCTAGGTGTATGAAATCACCATCATATTTTGCTAAAAAATATTGTAAAATTATATCCCTTGATAAGGGATTAGTTAATTTTGAACTATATCCATATCAAGAAAAAATGTTTGGAGCATTTAATGAGCATCGGTTTAACATTGTCCTTGCTTGCCGGCAATCCGGAAAGTCAATATCGGCGTGCGCGTACCTCTTGTGGTTTGCACTCTTTCATTCGGAAAAGACAATTGCGGTTCTTGCGAATAAAGGGGCAACTGCTCGGGAAATGTTATCTCGCATTACGCTTATGTTGGAGAATGTTCCTTTCTTTTTGCAACCCGGATGCAAGGCCCTTAATAAAGGCTCGATTGAGTTCTCAAATAACAGTAGGGTTCTTGCGGCGGCTACGTCTGGGTCTTCTATACGTGGTCTTTCTGTTAGTCTCCTCTATCTCGACGAGTTTGCTTTTGTAGAAAGAGCATCAGAGTTTTATACCTCAACTTATCCTGTTATTTCATCTGGTAAAGATACCAAAGTTATTGTAACTTCTACTGCAAATGGTATTGGTAACCAATTTCATAAAATTTGGGAAGGTGCTGTACAGGAAATAAATGAATTTAAACCATTTAGAGTTGACTGGTGGGACGTACCGGGTCGAGATGATGAATGGAAAAGACAAACAATTGCAAACACTAGTCAATTACAATTTGATCAAGAGTTTGGTAATACATTTTTTGGTACTGGTGATACACTTATTAGTGCAGACTGTCTCTTATCGCTACGTGCAATAAATCCAATTAAAACATTGGAAGGTGGTTTATTTAGAATTTATAAGGAACCAACAGAAAATCACGAATATATTATGGTTGTCGATGTAAGTAAGGGAAGAGGACAGGATTATTCAACTTTTAATTTAATCGATATTAGCACAAGACCTTTTGAACAGGTAGCTGTATATCGCAATAACACTATCTCTCCTTTACTCTTCCCTAACATTATATATAAGTATGCGAAAAGCTACAACAATGCTTATGTGGTAGTAGAATCAAATGACCAAGGTTCTGTTGTATGTAATGGATTATATCATGATTTAGAATATGAAAATGTTCACGTTGAATCTGCAGTAAAAGCAAATGCAATTGGTATTGAAATAACAAGAAAAACAAAGCGTTTAGGTTGTTCTGCAATTAAAGATATTTTAGAAACACATAAGCTTAAAATTGTTGATGATCAAACAATTATGGAAATTTCTACATTTGAAGCAAGAGGACAATCGTATGAGGCCTCTGATGGAAATCATGATGATTTAATGATGAATTTAGTATTGTTTGGTTATTTTGCATCAACTCAATATTTTGGTGATATGACAAATATTAATCTTAAGCAAATGTTATTTAAACAAAAAATGAAAGAAATTGAAGATGAT